TCATTTTTTTCCGATCACCTTGTCGACCATCAAAAACCAGTAGTCCCACCCTCTAAACCATCCGAACATCGCCAGGCGTTTCCCAAACTTGCTGTATTTCGGATCCAGCGTTGCAAAGACGCGCTCAAATCCTCGCGCACGCAAATCCTGAGCGATTGGCGCGTGAAAACGGCCGAAGAGCTTCACTCGCTCGTGCGGCGAGCCGAACGATGAATCCATAATCGAAACGATTTCGGGTTGGAGGATCGCACCGGACCAGCAACGAATTTTCCCGTTTTCCTCCGCAACCCAGGAGGAAATAGTGTTTTCGCTTTCCAGATCGGGAAAAGCAAATCCATATCCGGCCCGCTCCCAAAGCCGGCGAATTTCCGGAATGTCTTCGCTCGTGGTGTGTCTCCATCGCATGAATAGAACGGTTTTTACTTGCCCTCGAGAGCTGCGATGCGCGCGAGTGCGGCTTCGAGGGCCGCCTGTGTCGCGGCGTGCTGTGCGGCGAGTTGCCCGTAAGCCGTGTTGACGTCATCAAACATTGCGGCGATCAGGTGGCCGTGAATTGCGCCCTGAGGCCCGACGGTCTTCAGGTTCCGGAGCCAGTTCAAATTTTTCAGATTGATATTCGCGTTTTGCTGCGCCACGACTCACCCCCCGAAGACGGTCCCGCGAATTGGGAACACGAGATCCTTCCGGCCGCTCACGTTCATCTGCGAAAACGCGAACGCCTTTTTGTTGCTCGGATAAGCAGCCGTCGCCTCGAGCCGATACGCGCACCGATTGCCCTTTGTGATCGGATGAAACTCCAAATCAAAGCCGGGATCCTGCAGCGAGAGCGTCGTCAGCGGGAGCGGATCTTGAATCTTCGAGAGCGCATCGATGATCGGCGAGATCTTCACTTTGCCGACGCCGGTCGCGTGGATGGAGAGGAAATTGAAAATCTTCCGGAAGTTCCCGACGATCGGTTGCTGCTCGGCTTCCTTTTGAAAGAAGAATGCCGTCGTGTAAAACGCATCGATCGGCCCGTAGTCCGCGTCGACGCAATTCCAATCGGTAACATCGTTGTCCAGCGGCCAATAGTTCGCCATGTCGAGCATGTACAGATTCCCGAAGCCAGGCGCAGCGCCCGGCGCCTGTCCATTCCCGCCTCCGAATACGATCGTTTTCGCGATGCCCGTCGGGAGCGGCCGCTTGACCATCGCCGCGCAATTTATGGGGAGCTGCCAGGGCGACCATCGCCGGCCCAAATCTGTGACGATCATCTTTCCCGAGTACTGCGAAACGTGGATCGGATCCGGCACGTTGTAGGCCGTGTCGTTCAGCCGATAGCTCATTTGCAGCATGAGGCTCGGCATCCCCGCGTCGCCGATCGGGATCCCGCAAAAGATCAGACGGTCGACGGTATCGTTCGCGAGCCAAATCGTCGTTTGCGCGTCCCAGTTGATCGATTCCCAAGTCTTCGCGAATTCCTGGGAAATCTTTTTCGCCGTCGGATCTCCGGTGAATTCCCGGATCCCATATCGCCCGGCCCAAAGCGCGAATTCCTCGCCGAAGTCGACGGCGTTCGGGCCGGAGCATCCGCACACGCCGACATACTGAATCACGTTCCATGTCGACGGCTCGCCAGTGCCGTTGTTCTGCGATTGAAAAAGCGATTCGTCGGAATTGAGGTAGAGATAGCCGCGCTGCCGGAAAGCCGCGGTAATGTTCTCGGAAGGATCGAGGGCCAAGATCCCGCTGATCGCATCGAAGCCGAAAGGATTCTGGGAATAGCTCACGCGCGCCTGATCGAAGGAAACGGGCTGATTCTGCGGAATGAATTCGAGCTCGTCGATCGTGACAGTTCCGCCGGCGACCGTGTCGAGCAGATAAACCTCGAGGATCGCGTCGGTCGGAATTACGGCGACGGGAGTTTGCACGAAATTCTTCACAATCCAGTCGAGGCCCGTCGTGCTCAGTTGAGTCAGCAGGAAAGTCGCGGAGGCAATGATCCCTCCGCCCGAAGCGGAATAGAGATCGACGACGACGGATCCGGTTTTGTCGGAAGAGTCGCAACGCGCCTTCATTCGCACGTTGTACGTGATGTTCGGTGAAAAGATTGGCCCGCCGTAGAAGTCAGTCGACGCGCCTTGCTGCAGGTGATTATTGAATCCGGTCTTCATGCGGTACGCGAAGCCGAACTCGGTTTGATCCTGGGAATAGGCAACGAGCGTCCCTTCGCTATCGCCCTGGGAAGCGTCCCATCCGAGCGGGATCGCGCCAACGGGACTGAAAACACTGAACGGCACGATTCCGTAAGGCATTCCCCCTGGGCCGACCAAAGTCAGCGACGTATCGGATCCGACGCCGGCGATTGTGTACGTCGTGCCGTCGATCATGATTTGCGCGTCTGCCCATTCAGCCTCAAAAAGCGCGCCCGATTGCCACGTCACAGTTGATCCGGAAACGGAACACGTTCCACTCGGAGGCTCATAGCCGCCGTCGAAGCCGGGATTGATCAGGTTTTTGATGTTGTTTATTTCGCCCCACCAGGCCATGCGGCCCTCGTACTCGATCACGCCGAGGCACGGTGCGAGCACGACCTGATTAAAGAGATTGTTTCCAGTGACATCGATTTGCGTTCCTGCGATGAGTTGCGCGTCGTTGAAGTCGAGAGCGATCGATGTCGAAGTATTGTTTTCGATCACCGTTCCCGTCGCCGCAATGATGCTTTGATTCGCCCCAGGCAAAAGCCCCGTCGGCGTGATGTAGTAAAAGTTGGCACCCGCGGCCGGCGTGAAGGCGATTATCCGGCGCGCAGTTCCAGCCGGCCCGATCGCGACGTTACTCGCGAGCAAAAGATTCGTCCCGCCAAGCGTCGTAAGCTGAATTGGAATCGATGGAGCGGTGAGCGCGCCGTCGGCGGATGCAAAGATCAGAACTCCCGAGCGTTGGCCGCCCTGGATCTGGCCGATGATTTGAGCGATCGCGGTTCCACCCGTTGAACTGATTGAGGTATCCGGGCCGAACTGGAAAAACTGAATAAAGAAGCCGTATGTCGCGTCGAATCCGCTCGCGATGATTTGCGCTGCATTTCCGTCGGTGCCGCCCGTCGGGCTCCATTGCTGATAAACCGTGCCGCCCGCCCCTGAAGACACAGCCGTCGAGGCCGGAACCTGGTAGCAGAAAACCGTCGTTCCCCCGGAGGCGCTCACGACGCGCGTCACAGTTTGAAATCCGATCGGGAAGTCGCTCGTATCGGTCGCGGAAATGTATAGAACGGTCCCGACGGCAAGATTTGTGAGCTGCGTTGAGATCGTCACCGTCACCAGGCCGGAGACGTCGCGGGAAATCGTGGTGATATTCCAGTTCGGCCCATTGATTTGCGAGCCGTCGGAATTCTCGAATTTCGTCCAGAATCCGGGCGTGAAGTTGACGGGTTGCGTCGCCCCGAAATAGAGCGTAACGATGTTTTTTGCCCGCGCGATGTTGTAGCTACCCGATGGGCCCGTTCCCGTTCCGGAAAGGCCTGTCCCGCTGTAAAAAGTGTAGCTATTGAAACCGACCTTGAACGTGTTTCCCGAAATTGAAATCACTACGCTCGTCTGATCGGCCGGAATTCCGCATCCCGTAATCACGATCGTTTGACCGAGCCATTCCGACGGGACAGGGCTCGGGGATGTGAATTCCATCGTTGTGTAGTAGCGGTTGTCCGGCCCTTCGTTCACGAGGTCGGTTGTAAAAAAGTCTGTGATGGAAATCGGAGAGGGTGTCGGGCCACCTGTGGCGATGTCGACGGGCTGCGTCGGGAAATTTGAGAAATCAGGGCCCACCCCAGGCGCATCGCTCGTCACGCGATAAAGCTTGTCTCCGTTGAAGTACAGCGGCACATCGACGCCGACGAAAGGGTTATCCGAAAAGTCGAGGCTCTTCAGGTAGGAATAGAATGCGAACCATTTTTTGTTGAACGCCGTTTCGGCTTTGAACTGCACGCCGGCGGAAACTTGCGAGAGCGCTTCAGTCGTTCCCGTATCGTCGGCGAGATTCGATCGAAGGATCCCGCTCGAATCGAGAGAAAGCAAGTAGTCGTCACCCGACGGTGCCGCGAAGTCGGTGTCGGAGACGATCGTGACGTTGCCCGGTGCCGGATCCGGAACTGCGACGATCAGCGCGGGCCGTGTGAACACGCCTCCGGGAAGATAGAAGCAATCGGCGTTATCGGGAGACGCGCCGAGCGGGAGATCCGCCGGCGGGACATCCTGAACCCAGGAGCCGAAGAGTGAAAGATCGTTTGTGAAGGATCCGCGCGGATTAAAAGCCATTTATGCTCGACTCGCGATTCACCGTCTTCGCCCTCGTCCGGAGCCGCGGCCTCGGAATGGGATGCGTTGATAGGAAGCGTAGGCTTCCTTGCGCGCCGTGCGGTTTATGATCGCCGCCTTCGCTTTGATCGCGCGTTTCTCGAAATCGGTCGCCATTTCCAGGCCGCCGAGCATCGCGGACACTTCGGAAACGAGCTGGCAAGCTAAAAAAGTCTGTGAATGCAAAATATAAATCAGCGAGGCTCCATCCACTACATCCGCGAACGAAGCCACGTATTTGATCTTTAGGTCGTTCGTTTGCGATGCACCCGGAAGGATCAGTTTGTCGCCCTGGAAATCCCAAATCCGGAAGCGCCCTGTCGTCGGCCTCGAGGAAATCGAGTCGGCCGCCTGTACCATTGGAACCCATGCCTGCTGCCCGGAAATGCACTCCCACAATTCGAGCGGCTTGATCATGTCCAAAGGAAGCGTGACGCCGCTATCGACCAAATTGAATCCGTAAGTGTAGCCGGTAAAAGAGACGGTAACATTGATTCGCGGATTGTCGAACGCCGTCGGCTCGAGGCCCAGGAGAAAGCCGTACTTATTCATGATTTCCGAGCTTCCGGAGATTAGTTCGTCTTGAAGATCTCGATAGATCTTCGTGAGCATGGGAAAGACGTAGGGTTGCGTCGACGCGAGAATGTCGCCGGCGAGGCCGTTCTCGGTTGCCGCGTCGGCGGAGATCGAGCGGGCAAGTTCGAGGATGTAGTCCGCTGTGTCGTACGGAGTGCTCGGAGCGGTTGTCATTTCCCAAGAATAGAACGGCTTCGCTAGAAGGCCGCGATCCGCTCGACGAGCAGGTCGAGCAGTTGTTTCATAAGTTCGGCCTGCTTTGCGAGCCGGATCCGCTCGGCTTCGGGAAGTCCCCTGTAGATCTCGCCGCCGATGAATGCGTTCAGCCTCGAGAGCCGGCCCGCGAGCTCGTCGCGCTCTTCGACGACACGTTGCTGGTGTGGAAGGAAAGCCATTTTATTCCCCCTTTTTTTCCTTGCCCTTTTTCTTGCCGCCTTCGGCCTTCAGACGATCGTACGCCTCTTGATCGAGGATCTCGTGACAGTTCCGGCATTTCGGAATCCCGCGCTTGTTTTCGTACCCGCAAAATCGGCACTCGTCCGTCGTGTTGAGCTTCGCGCGTCGCTGAACCCAATCGGGGAGCTCTTGAATGTCTCCGGTTTTGTGCAGGTACAGCGCGGCCCTCCGGTTGACTTCCGTGATGCAGACGCGAAATTGCGTGTTCTGCAGCGCATCCGCGTCGCCGACTTTTTCGTGAAGCCGATTGCGATGCTCGAGTTCGGCTTCGTCGAGAATCCTTTGCTGCTCGTCCTCGGGAAGATCTTCGAGCGCTTTGTCTTCGAGGAAGAAACAGCCGTAGCGCTTCAGGTTATTTTCCGGGCGACCGGGGAATTCCGGCGAGCAGCACAGGAAATCCTCGACGATGTCGCGCGGATTCTCGACCATGAGCCGGCGGATCCCGTTCCCGCCGTCAAAGCCGCGGACAAGCCGGTCGTGAATGATGATCGGATCGGAAACGCGCTGATCCTCGCGCCGCGGCTGAAGCGACATCGGCCCCAGGCCAGGATAATCTTTGTGCCATTTGAAAATCGGCGAAATGTTGTAGACGTAGATCACGCCGACGGGTTGCCGAAGAGCGTCGCGCTCAAATTTGGTGAGCGGGCGGGTGCGCTGGAAGCGGTTTCCCGTTCCGCCGGCGCCGGTGCGGACGTCTGTCATTCCGGCTACTGCAGCCTGCGCTTTCGCTGATTCTGCTGGCCCTGCGACTTTCGGTGGCATTTAGTTTTCTCCCAGGGAATCGTCCTGCTGAAATCCGCCTTGAAATTCGCTCGGCTTGATCCATGCGCTTCGGTGATCGAGCAATCGGCGCTTGTAGTCGTTCACGGCGTCCTCGTTCGAGTAGTGGCCCGTTGAGCCCATCGTGAGGCCCGAGCGCGTGTGCTGCAAAGACTCCCACATTTCGTTGAACGCTGCATCCTGAAACTTTTGCTTTGATTCCTCTTCGGCTCGGATGTTGTACCGCAAATCCCATCGTGTGAGCGTGCGGCCGATGTGAACGAGCCGCGCCTGCAGCTCGACGGTGCCGGGCTCGAGTGGAACGAATCCTCGCGGGCCCGGGCCGGTCGAAAAGACGGCGACCGACTCGAATTCGCCGTGCGCGGGAAACGGGCCAACCTGGTAGAAGCCCTCAGGCGAGAGCGTTGTGCGATCCCACGCCTCCGGAGTTCCATACGTCGCCGCGGGAAGCCACTTCTCGAGTACCCACTTTTCGCCGCGGCCATACTTCGGTTGCCGGTGATAAGCGAACTCATTTTCCACGGTCCAGTAGCCGCCGACCAGGTAGCAGCGTGCCGGGCCCCAAATCACGCGATAGAGGTTTTCGCCGTAGAGATTTTTCCCGAACTTTTCGAGGATGCGTTCGTACATCGCCGGAGCGCGTCGAAGGCCCGGGAAAAAGTCGTGCCGTTTGATCACTGGCCGTCGCAGGCGATCGACTGATTAGCAACCATGACGACCTCGCGGATCTTCCGGATCGCGACGCTCTGATCGGCCGAAGGCGGAGTGTTTTTCAGAATCACGGCCGCGAAGGCCAGGCCGGCCTCGCGGATCTCGAGATATTTCGGGAGCTGTTCGGGCTTCGGTGCATGGTAGGTGAACCAGTTGCGAAGATTGTCTTCCGTGATCGGCATGTTCCCTCTTCAGAAAAATTAAAGGCGCGACGCGATGGTTCAAACCCACCTGTGGCATCGCGCCGAGGGAATTGACGTGTGGCCATATTCCCTGCAGGGATAGAACGTCGCGCGCGGGAAAAGTTTAGCCGGCGGAGCCTGTAGTCCCCGCCGGCTACCGAAGGGGAAGATCATCGGCTTTGTACCGACAGAGTGAATAGAACGGCCCGCGAGCTCATAACTCGCGGGCCGTGATGTTCGGGCTCGGGCCTCCCAGGCTCGGGCCCTGCTTTTTCAATTCGCCTTAGAAGCCGCTCGGGAGCGCGAGGGTATCGATGTAAGCCCCGCCGCGCGGTTTGTTGTTCGCGAGTTGCAAGCCGGTGACGAAGTAGAACGCGCTGGTTGGCGCGACGCCTCCGTCTGAGCCGTAGAGCGGGAACACCGTCACTCCGTCGACGTCATAGAGCGCCGCGGGCTTCGTCTCGATGCGGAACCAGTATTTCAGCGAGAGGAAGTCGAGGCGCGACGGCCGCGATTTGATGTTCGCGATCACTTCATGGCCGGCGATGGTCTTGATCCGATTCCGCTTCAGGTAATCCATGCGGGTATCGGATCCCTTGCCGGCGCCTTCCTGGGGAACGAAGGCCGTCGCGACTCCGGAAGTCGTGAACAGGCCGAGCGATTCCCAGGCCGTGATTTGGTCGACGTTGCAGGTGAGGACGAATTCGTCCATTTCCTCGGCGTCGATTCCGTTCGCGCGCTGCACGAGGGATTCGAGCAGCATAACCATTTGCGGAGTGAGCGCGTCGCTCGCGCCGTTCACATACTCGGCGTTGAGCACGCCGGGATACGTGGTGCGCGGGATCCCGAACCACGTTCCCGTTGAGCTGTACACATTGATCGCCGGCACGCCGTTGAGCGACGCCGCGATCGTTGCGCTGGTGTAGCGATCGGGAGCATAGCTTCCGGTCGCGTCGCCCGAAGCGCCGCTCACGATCAGGACGTCGCCCGCCGTGGTGCCCTGCGGATAGAAATAGCCGCCGATCGCGATGGTGTAAACGATGTTGTTCGCGAGATCGGCTGTCAGGATTTGGATACTGCCGCGGTTGGTTCCACCGATCGAGGAAAGCACCTGGTAGAGCGAGCCGGCGCGCAGGTTATTCGCATTCGACACCTGCAGGTAATTTTGCGCGTTCGAGGCGGACGGTGTGACGGTGACAGTCGCGATGTCGCCGGCGCCGGAGCTCGACGCGCACAGGCCGTCGAGGTTCGTGCGGAACTCGCGCAAGTTCGTCTTGAATTCTTCCTTGAACACGTTGACGAGCGCTTTTTCCTCGCCGTCGGTCGCCCACTCGGCCTCCTTCGTCACTTGGCACGATTGCACGAAGTAAACCGGAGTTGCGACGCCTTCGTCGTACACCGAGCCTCCGCCGACTCCCATCGAGTCGCCGGTGCCGTCGGGCACGAATTGCGCGAAGGGCGCGCCCGGCTGAACGAGCAGCGGGATGCGGCACAAGCGCGCGGAAACCTTGAGATCGTTCCGGACAGGGATGCGCGTCAGGAAAATATCGTCCTGGTTGAACTGCGCGTAGACGTTGTCTTTGAGCTTTTCCATTTCCACGCCGATTGCGGCCGCGGAATTCAGGGGAGTACTGGAATCAAGAGCGCCGGCCATAAACACACCTCACATGAGATTGAATTTCGCTCATCTGAGATCGACCGTGCTCTGGTTTGCCGGTGAGGGCTCGGGACAGTTCCCGAAGTTGGTCAATCGCGGAATCGCTTACAGGGGGAATAGAACGGAGGGCACCGATCGCCCTATGTTTTCTGGCAGAAAATCACTTTGACATAAGCCGGCCGGTTGTCGAACTGGTTCAGCGTCCCGGTGACGCTCGAACTTCCGTTTGTGCCGTTTGCGGTGAGCGTATGCGTATGTCCCGAAAGCGCCGACCCGCTGAATGTCGGTGTTGAATTTGTGGGTACTCCCGCAGGCCAGGCCACGGTGCCCGCCGGGGTAAATGCAGCCGTGCCGTTTGTTCCCGCAGGCGTGATGGACGCCACTCCGCCAGCCGGATTCGCGGTGGTGGCTGTAATTGAATCGCCCGACGTTGGCGCTCTGGCCGATCCACCCGTCGCCGTACTCGTCATTATGTGCGTGCCCGTTGTGGCTGCGGTCGTGCTGCCCTGCACTAGCGATGTGACTGTTACCGTATGCGTGTGATTGATGACGGAAGAAAAAGGCGTGCCGGTAAAAGTTTCCGCCGGCACGGTGCCCGCATTGCCGGTGAATGTTGGAACGCCAACAGGCCAACTAACCGCGGGTGCCGTGACTGTGCCCGCAGGAGTGCCGCCGCTGACACTGGAACTGGTCGCGCTCGAACCTGTGAATGTCTGAGCGGCCGCCGTCAAACTTGCCACGGTGGGCGTGATCGCATTCGCTCCGCCCGTTCCGCCCACATCCCCATGTGCTGCAAGAGTACCTTCGGGCATCGCGCCATCTAGAGCCGTTATTTCTCCGAATCCGGTTGGACACCCACCAGAAACAACGATAACCGTCATTCCTGCGGGAAAGTTCCAGGCTGTTTGTGCGGCCACACTTCGCGTAGGGAGATCCACTGTGCCCACAATTAGCAGCGCTCCAAGCATCCCGGAAAGAAAAGATTTTAGGTTCACTGTGCTTGCACCCGCGCGAAGATTTTATATTTCGGACTGTTGGCCGTCGTCGTCGCAAGACTCATTGCCGTGCCTGTGACGAATCGCACTGGAAAACTGAGAGATTGAATCGTGCCCGTCGTCGCTGTGCTGAAGAGCGCCCCCGTTTGTGTCTGCGCTCCGGTGTCGTCGTGGTAAGCGATGGAGACGGTCACTGTGCTAGTTGCGACGCCGGTCGAAACTTCCGTGTAGATCGTCACCAGGTACGATCCGGTAGGTTCCCCCACTCCAAGCAAGCTGGCATTGGTGTAGTTTCCGGTGATTTCCGCCGTGTGGGTATCCGCTCCGCGAATTGCCTGGTTTGCGCTCCAAGTTCCTGCTGTGTTGTAGACAGTAGCTCCGGGGCCGCTTCCGGCAACGGGAGTCGTTTCGGTGCAATCTGTACACCACACGCGAGAACCTGAATTTGCAGCGGGGAGAGTTGCGAACGTATAGCCGTCGCCTGGATAGACCGGGATGCCGTCATTTATGATGACATCCTGCGTCCCCGGCGTGCCGCCAGTGGCAAAGAGTACCGTCGAAGCGATTCCTTCATTCCCGTAGAAGTAGTCGATCTGCGGCGCGACGGGGTAATTTCGCAAGATGCACCGATTCGTGTTCCGGCACACGTTGTAATCGAAATGGTTTCCTTCCACTACGGCGGACGTGGTCACATCCATGAAGTAGCCGACGTCATCGGCATTTGCTTGACCGACAAGCTGGTTATTCCGCATCACGTTCCCATCGATCTGGCCCTGCAGCAATGCGGTGTCCAGGTGGATCCCGTAGTTGTCTCCCGTTGGAGTTTCTCCGCCACCCAGGCGAAGCACATTTTCCGAAATGTTGTTGCTCGCGCCGCTGAACCACACAGCCGCGATTCCCGCAACGCCAGTGGGCGTCACGGTGATTTCGTTGCTTGTGATCGTGGCAAAGTTCGTGACGAATTTAATCCCGCTGGCACTTGTGGCGCCGATATGGTTTCCGGTAATCGTGGTCGCCGCGCTGGTGCTGGAAATGGCCGGGCCGTGTGCACCACCGGCCGCCACGTTCGCATTCCCAGACATAACCAAATTTGCGCCGGTAGAGATGATTCCTGGATACCCATTGGCCTGATTGATTAACTGTGTATTTGAGACGTTCAGCAAAAACCCACTCGACCGGATTGCAGCAACGGTTCCGGTGTCGTAAATCACCCCACCTTTGATTAAGAGGCTTCCGGTGTTGTCGAGCGCAGGCCCGGTAGGTGTGATTGCGCCAAAATTGGTTGGATCGGACCACGATTCCACGTCGTCATCAGTCACAAATGCGGTAGATGTATTCTTAAACGCCGAAACTCCCCATCCCCAAAAAGAATTGTTATTAAAGTAGTTCGCGCCGCCATCGTTGTCCAAATCATCCGTGGCTTCGTTCAGGAAAAAGTTGTTTGCAACCGTCGCTTCGTAGGAATTTGCGTCCGCATTCAGCCCTGATCCGGTGAACCCCCCGGTCGCTCCGCCATTCAGCGTGATCCATTGAAACGACTGTCCAAAGGTACTTAGGATGAACTGGTACGGAAGATTCGCGCCCTTCGTAAACACGGTGCTTTGATTCTGGCATCCCACGATCCCGCCGCCAGTGGTGTACAGGGCGGGACCATTCAACGTGACTGCTGCCGTCTGCGTGACTTGCTGGCCGCAAAATTTGAAAGTTACAGCCGTGCTAAGTGTTACGGCGGTTGAAAGCGTGAGCGCGCCCGTTAGATTGCTTCCATCGCAAACGCCTACACCTGCGGTTAGCTGCGCGGCGCAGTTGTTCATTTTCGCGCCAAGATCGGCCCCTGCGATTCCGGCCATATCGAGAGTTACCGTCCCACCTGCGATGCTATTGGAAGCGGAGCCGTACGCTGATTGGCCCGCACTGATTGCACCTCCGATCGTTCCGGTCCCGCCGCCACCGCTGCCGCCTCCGCCTGGGCTCGTGAGGAATTGAATCGTCACGACGGAAGTTCCTGAAGTCGCCGTCGTGAAAACTTCGCAGACATTTGAATAAGCGACGGGCGCGACGCTCCAATTCCCATTTCCCGTTGTTGTCGTCACCGTTGAGCCGCCGGCGCTCGGCGTCACGGCCAGGGCCGACCACGTCGCGCCTTTGTTGGCGCTCGCGAAGAATGAGTTGGTGCCCGACCACGTTCCGGAGTTCGCGAATGCTACTGACGTCGGGGAATTTGTGGTGCTGTTAATCGAAAGGGAAATGGCCTTCGTCGAAAAAGAGCTTGTCGCGCTGCAGTCTGCGGAAGTTCCTGTTTCGGTGAGCGGGCCGGTAATGTTTTGGGCGTGCAGCGAAGCCGCACACAAAAGCAGAATTAGGATTCCGAGTGCTTTTTTCATGATTTTACGCTCCCGCGTTTTGTTCCGGAGGCATGTGCTCGTCGGCAAGATTCGCCGCTTCATCGGCTGTGACATCGAGGCCGGCGCGCTTGGCGAGCTGGATCCGCCCGGAGGGCCCGAGATCTTTGAAATTGATCGACTCGCTCGGATCCTTCGGTTTATCGCCCTTCGACTTCGCCATCGCCTTCAGGCTTTCCACCTGCACGGCTTGCGCGGCGCTCGCTTGGGTTTCCTGGGCGATTGCGGCCTTGTGCTCGAGCAAATGCAGCCGCACGTTCAGGAATCCGCCAGGATTGTCGATTTTCGCTTGCTGGCCCGCCGCGGAGTTTACCCAATCGGTGCCCGCCTTCAGCTCGATCGCGTTGTTATCAAAATCCTTGTCGATCGGAATGGACGAGCGGAATAGCTTTTCCTTCGGAGGTTTCGGAGGTGCCGGCTTGCCGAGAGCGCGCGCAGCGAGCGATGCAATTAGGAACGCCGTTTCCACGTCCACATTTGGGATGGGCGCTTCCTCGAGAAGCTGCTTGATTTCGGAGAGCTGCTTTTCGGTTTCATCGGCGCCGGGAACGACTAGACCAGGGATCGCGATGATGTCCTTCAGCACGACGGCGTTTTTCGGCTCGGCCAGGATCGCCGCGGCTCCGGCGTTGCCCGCCGTAGCTGCAGCCACGAGAACGTTATACGAATTTTGCCGATCTTCGTGCGTCCTGGGATAGCTTTCGTCGCCATCCGGCACGCAATAGAAGTTCCCGTCGTGCAGATCCTCGAGGTCGATCGTGACTTCGAGCGATCCGGGCGAACTTACCGTGATTTTGCCGTCTTCGGCTTCGGATGCGCGGAAGTAGGCTCCAATGCGAATGAGCTGCTCGAGCGATTTCGCGTAGCCGGAGCGGAATGCCTTCCATGCGACGCCTTGCTGGCCACGGGAAGCGTCGCGCAGCGCGAGGATCCCACCTTTGGTTTCGTTGTTTGGATCCGCGTCGCCCAGGCCGGCGGGATAAATCCCGGTGAGAAATTGCGGGAACGCGCCGAAGAGTTTGTCGAGGAAGGTTTGCGCGGCTTGCGAGATCTCTGCCGTCGGCTCGCTGAAAAGCTTGTGATTGATGTCTTCGTCGGGCTCGAGCTCTCGCTTTGTCGACCAGCGCGCGCCCGGGCCCGCATGTTGCTTTGACATCGCCGCAAAATCGAAAAGGCCCTTGTCGCCGAACAGCGCCGGGATCGCCTTCATGAAGCTTTCCATGTGAAGGTCGACCATATCGTTGACGCAATCTTGCACGGCCATGATCAGGTAGCCGGATGCCGGCGTCGATTGCCCGTCGCCCTGAATGGGGTGAATTACTTCCCAGTGATCATCCATCGACTCGTTGCGCGACTCGGCATACGTTTCTCCGATAAAGGCGACATACATCCCGTCGGGGAAATTGTCCTCGAAGAATTTGCGGTCGTCGGCATTATCGATCGCGGCGAAGAAACTAGGCCGCAACCATGTGCGCTGCCACGTCGGGAGCTGATAAACCGTATCGCCGGTCTGCGCGAGCAGCTTGATCCCTTGCGTCGTGGCAATGCGTGTCGTCCGGTCGAAGTTATATTCGCCGGGCCCGGGCTGGCCTCCGGAAATGTTCGCTGAAATCCAGGGATACGTCGCCTTCGCGGAATTCAGATCGATCTCGAATGAGAGCTGGATGAAGGGAAAGTCTTCCCGATTCCGCATATTGATCGGGCGCTTGCACTCGAGCACGCCGTATGCGTTGACCAGCTCGCCGCCCTTTGGCTGCCGCGGCTTTTTCTCCGGAGGCTCGCCGCCTTCGCCGAGGCCTTCGGGCGACTCTTCGACGTGTTCCTGATCCTCGTAGCCGAAGCGCGCGCCGTCGCACACCCATCGCGAATAGAGGCAAACCGGGCCATCGGTCCAGAAAAGACGCGCGACTTGTTGCGCGAGATCGTCGATATGGTTTTTGTACTCGATACGCCGCCTGAAGGCATCGGCCGAGCTCGCGATGCGATTCGCGTTCGGGCTTTCAGGATGCGCGGCGATGAATTTCACCGAAGGCGGAACGCCGACTTGCGTGATAAAGCCGCGGCCGAACGCCTGGTAAATGTTGAATCCGTAACTCAAAGAAATGTCGCCGGAATCGCTGTCCTCGCCAAATCCGCCGGCGCCCGGCTGATTCCAGATCGTGTTCGCCTCGTCGAAGTAGACGTCGAACATCGATCGCCAGTAAAAACGGCCTTCGCCGGCGCGCTTCACTTCCTCGATGCGCGCGAACATGTCGATCATCGCCACTTTTTGAACCAGACCGCGGGCAACTTCCTGGTAATGCGCGGGCAAGCGCTCATTGCGGAATCCGTATTCCGGCGTGCCGTCCTGGGCGATCAGCTCGCCAGGCGCAAATTTTTCGGGAACTTCCGGAAGGGAAGAGCTTTCTTTCGGCTCAATTTCGGGATGTAGGGTTTGAGGCACTCGGTCAGCGCCTCACAGTGCGGTAATTTTTCCGATCGCCGTGCAGGCTCCCGTCACAGCGGAAGCGTACAGGCGGAAAAAGCGGAAATTGGATGCGACGGTCTCAACAAATTCGGTCGTGCCGCTCGCTGTGTCGACCTGAACGTAATCTTCCTCGACATCGTCGATCGCGCCCTGCAGCACCCAGGCGACGGCGCTCGGAGCTGTGCCGTACTTCACTTGCCAGGTGATTTGTCGTTGCGGGTAGCCGCGGTATCCGGTTTGCGGAGCGACCGAAACGGCGACCGACTTAAATCCGGAGGCGACGGCTTCATATTGCTCGTTCTGCAGCGCCGCGGGCCCGTCGGGGATCGCCTTGAAGCCGACGGCGTGCGCGTTCTGGCCGGGATAGATCGACTTCGACGGAGTTTCGTTGTTGTTTGCTTGCAGATAAGGCGGCACGCTTCGCTCCTTACTAAACTGCCAATTCGCCGTATACCGGATCAATGGCAACACTGCAGACGCCATGAGTTTTTTTGCCATCGGTGAAATTCGCGTGTCCTGATGCGGCGATCCGTACAACTCCATTTCCGCCGACATTTTGAGAAAGGAGAATTTCGAGAGCAGGCTTTGCATCATCGAATTCCTGTTTCGATTGCCCAGTCAATCGCGAGCTTTCCGCGTTCAGCTTTTCGATGATCTTGTCAGGCTTGCCGACGTACTGAATGCTCCAACTCATGTTTTTTCTCAACTTTCTTTGGCAATTTCTTGCCCTTGCTCGCTTCGTCCCATTCGGAGACATTCACTCCGAGCTTTTCGAGCTCGGCCTTGTGCTCATGAAAATAAGCGGCCTGCGCCTTTGATTTGTACGGCATTACTCGCCGCCGTATTCACCGAGGCCCATGTCCTGCAGGCCGCCCGCGCCTTCATTTTCAGAACCTTCTCCCGCGTCTGTTTTTCCCTCATCACCCCCCTCGCTATCACCTGCAGCGATCTTCATGTGTTCCGCGGCGTGCGCGACGGAGGGATGCCCTTTGGAAGTGTGCTCGTGGCCGTCTTCGTGAGTCGTTTTGACCGTGTGATGCGCGCCCTCTTGCTTCATTTCGGAGGTCGTTGCCGGGCCGTGCTCGGCGACGACGGAGTGAATGACTTCGTGGGATCCGGCCTCGCCGGCGTGATCGTGCATCGAGGTTTTGCCGCCGTCTTCGCCCTTCGGCGCGCTTGCGGCCTTGTCGGAGGAATCCTTCGCGGCTTTGTCCTGGGCCATGCGGTGACGAGCGAGGCCGCGGCCGACGCTCGACGTGCCCATGTGCTTCCCATTTATTTCCACGATTACCCCTCCGATTCGGGTGTCGGCACCGATGCGACCGGTTTGTTTTCGAGTTCAGTGATGCGCGCTTCGAGTTCGCCGAATCGATCGTTCAAGCTGTCGAACTTATCGACCATTTCCTCGTGCATTTGCTGGAAATCATCCGAGATCTGTTTGGCGATTTTCTTCAGGCTCGCGCTCTTGAAATCTTCGGGAGAGAATTGCGGTTCCGGAGCTGCCGGAGGCGTTGCCGCTGGAATCTTGCGCCCCCTGGTATCGGTGATTCGGTCACTCACTGGCTTCCTCCGTCTTCGGCTCGGTGATCGCCGCGCTTTTTTTTACTTTGTCGATGAAAACTGAACTTCGCGCCGCCTGCTCTCGCGCTCGCTTGCGCGCCGACCAAGGAACATGCCCGGGCATCGCGTTGAGCTCTTCCGGCTTCGGCTGTTCACCGGGAATAGAACGGGAGGCGACGTCCTGGGCTTTCAAAAGTTCGTCGAGCTTCTCTTCTATGGCCCCGAGCGACGAATCAATTAGCTCGAGTTTGCCTTTCAACATCTCGGCTTTGAATTCTACTTTCACGAGGCGCTCTTCGACACTATTTCGCAGCTGATCGAGCTTGATCGCCGTTTGCGCGGCGAGATCGTCGACGAGCTTTTGCGGATCCGGTTTCGGTTTAAACATTTCGATGCCTCCGAATATCTGCGATCGTGCCGCGGTGAATGTGCATCGGGATCCGCGCAGGCTCCGATCCGATCTTCATTGCCGCGGCGAGGCCGAGCTGCTCGAAGGCTTTGAGCTGGTCGCGATTGAGCAAGATCACGTGCGGGCCATCCCATTCGGGATCGATCACTGAAACTCGCAGCAAGTGATCCAGGTTTAGCGTATCGATGCGCCCGACGGGGAGAAGAGTCGGTACGCTCGGGAAACTGAACACGCGAAACGGGAATGATCGCACGGCCGCGCCGGCCGCGAGGCCTCCGATCAGAGTTTTGAGGAATTGCCTTCGCTGCATTTCAGTCCTCCATTATCGGAATGTTGAAACTCGCCCGCACTTCACACACTCGAGAACGTAAATCCAATCGCATCGGCAATCGAGGCCGACCGTTCCCGAGCAGCTCGGCTCGTGAATGATGTCGAGCAGCTTGCAGGGATTCGATTTCAAACGGTGCTCGATGCGATGCAGAAGTCGGCGAATCATTCAATGCCTCCGCGGTTTGAAGCGCCGGGCCGAAGTGTAGAACGGCGCCGTCGTCTTCGCATCCTCGGCCTTCGCCTTCATGTGCGCGATGTAGCGACTCGAGCCGACGATCGGCAAATTCTTGAGCGTTTCCTTGAGTACTTCCTCTTTCGGCTTTTCCTCGGGCCGGATCCTCGAGGCGAGAGCGTATCGCGTGCCGTCCAAAACGTCGAGCATCGGTGAGTCGCCCTCTTTTTCGATGTCGCCGTCGTGGCCTGGTTGCCGGCTTGCCAGGGCCCAGGGCAACGCCTCGAAGACGTGCGAGAGTTCGTCGTCGATCAGCCAGTTACAAACCGTCGAGCCGTCCTCGAGCTCGTTGAGAACGACGTTCTCTTCCTCGTCGCGATCGCCCAGGAGCGAATATATGAGCGTCCAGCCGTTCACGCGATCGGAATAGGCCGCCGTCATTCGCGGCATTCCGTTTGCGACGAAGACGTCGCTCATGCGATGCCCGCGCGAGAGGCGATCGGTGCCGAGATCCGGCGAGGCGTAGATCTTGTCGATGCGCTTTTTTTCGTTCTCGGGAGTTTGATCCGCGACTTCCTGGGCGAGCGCGCTCTCGGAAATTCCTTTGATCAGCAGCTCACGAAACGTGACGGGAAAAGTTTTGACGTGTCCGCTCTTCAGTTTGAGCTCGATGAACGTGTTCCAGCTCACATAGGCGTGATGGACTTTCCCCCAATCCAGGCCGAGAAAAATCGGTTGCCAATGCTGCTTAGACATCGCGCGAACGATCGCGTCGTGGGAGATCGCGATGTTCAGGTATTCGTAATTATCGAAGAATTGGCCCTCGAAGCCGCTCCACTTTCCGTAAAGCCAGGCGTCCCGGATCCGCCGCGGTTGCGATTGCAGCATTTTGCGATAGGCCCGGCCGGCCGGTGTGTCGGCCGCATATGCCGGGTTATCGTCGATGAAAGTTTGAATGAAGAGAAATTCCTCGGGCGAGTAGCTTTCGGGATCCTCGCCGGTCGGGACGCTCTTCTCGATGTCACAGCCGAACAGGTGATTCAAAACGTCGCCGCCGTAGCCGCCTGGATTCGTCGCGCCCTTCACCTGGGCGATGATCGGCTTTCCAAGTACGTTGAGGCTTTCGGTCCAGCGAACTGAGCCGGCGATAAACTTCCACTCGGAGTAGGGCCACTCCGACCACTCATCGAAATGCGCGCATAGGAACTCGCCGGATAGAGTCTTGCGAACGGCCTTCAGGTTTGCGGCCGAGCCGAAACGGATGATCGAGCCGTTCGGGAATTCGCAGCGCTCGAACGACAGCTCGCCGATGTATCGCCCGCGGAGGCCTTCAGGGAGCGACTTGAATCGATCGATGATCGTCGCTTTGAGCTCGCCCATCGTTCGCCGGAAAATGATTTGCCTCGAGCCGGGAACCAGGTACGCCTTGAAGATCGCGTCAAAAATTATGGCTTCCGTTTTTCCGGGCCCACGCGCGCCACCAAAGAGAACGTATGGTTCTTCCGCGTCAAAATATCGAATCTGTTTGGGGTGAGGGTGGAAAATGCAGGAGCGGGTTCCATCTTCATGGTTTTCGTAGACAGAGAATCGAGTGCCGTGAAACTCGCTTCCCAATGCCAGCGTACACGCGGACTCATGCCCGCGCGAGCCCTGAAAATCAATTAGGAAACTGGGCATTCTGCTTCCTGAGGATCGAATCGCGCTTATAGGTGTTCCCGATCAGGCGGAGCGATTGCTTTCGCGAGAACGATGCGGGCATCTTACGGCCTTTGTTGTGGCGACTATGATGAGACGAGGCTCGCATTTTCGCTCGCGTTTCCTCGGAATGTTTCTTCCCTGTTTGAACAATCCGCATGTTCTCGCGGTATTCCAGAGATCGCGGAGGAAACTTTTTGCCAGTCATTGAGCGGGCGATGCGAGCCTTTGTCTCTTCAGTGTGAGCGAGAACGCCGGTTTCATTAACTTCCTTGTCATGATTCAGGACGTGGCATCCGAGGCCGAGGAAATGCTTCATCCAATGCGCCTCTCGTTTCCTGATTGACTGCGAATCCGTTGTCTCTAAGATGGCCCAATCGCAGTAGAGCATTTTGTGCTCGCTCATGCGGCGAATCACATCGTCGGTGCGACCGATGTAGACGGAGAACCCCGCGAAGATCACGTACACGAATCGCTCAGGCATCGGCTTGCGCCGCCGCGCGCTGTTTCAAGAACGCCTGAAACTCTTGCGGGTTGAGATAGAAGCGGCCGTCGGCGCTTTGCCGGAGGCCCTTTTGCTCGAGGAAGTCGACCAGGCCATTAAAGATCACGGCGACCTGATCGCGTTGCCGCTCCATGCGCGCGATCTCTGCGCGGAGGCCGCCGAAGTTTTTCTCGAGAGTTTGCGCGAGGCCGGCGAACATGGGATGCACGTTTTTCAAGTGAAAATTGTTGATCGCCGCGATCACTTCGCGCTTTGTGGCCGGCTGATCCATTTCGAGTTCAGCTCTTGCCGCGCTTGGATCCGTGATCAGGCCTGGTTTGCTCGACATTTGTTCCCCCTGTGAGCTCGACGGTTTGCGTCACCGTGCGTGTCTCTTCCTGCTTTACGACTTCGCCGCCCTGCAGAATCACCGTCGACGTCTTCGTCGCTTTCGTTTCCCCGCCGGCCGGCGCCGCGGTAAGTTCGACGGTTGGAGGCATTTCCTTGTCGTCGGCGATCGCCTGCATCTTAACTAAAGCCTCGGTGAGAAGTCGAAGTTCCTCGGGTTCCTTCGCTTTTTCCATAAGCTTTACCCACCGAACACACCAGGCGAACATCATGCGATCGACGACAGGGCCCTTTCCCCGCATGTCTTTGCCGACCTCGATTTTCTCGAGGATCCGGATAAGCGAGTTTTGAACGGGAATCCGGCGCGCGTGCGTGCCCTTGCCGGAAGGGTTTGCGCTCTGCCCAGGGCCGACGGGTTTCAGATTTGCGAGGCTCTTCGGGTTGACCATGTCACACAAAAGCGCCGCAGAAGCGACACCTTGGCCCGCGCGGGTGCAGCAAGATCCGTGTCGTGCCGTCGCGCTTGCACGTTCCGTCCCAAGTCGGGAATTTTTTACGGCCAAATTCTTCGGTCGTGTGCGCGTCGAACATAAGCTTTGTGCGCCAAGGCGTGCCGCGGTCGTTCAGGTGAATCGAGAATTTCGAGCGATTCATTTCCGGCTGAAGGCCCACGTCGTAGACGAATCGTGCGTCGTGTACGAGCGGGATTTCGGCCTGGTGCAAGGCAAAGCCGACGTGTGTATCCTCGCCCCAATGCTTTACCGGAGCATCGATCACGACTTTGCAGGCCTTCGCCGAGAGCCAGTAAGCGGCGCCGCCGAGTGGGCACGAGTGGTGCGACGTCGGGTGCGCGGGACATGGGCCGCAGCCAAACGACCAGCCCGCGGCATCGATGTTGAACTTGAAAAACTGTTTGAGGCGATCGGGAAAAAGATAGGTGTCGACGAAAATCCGAATCACGCCGTCATATTTGCGATCGAGTGCCCACTTCAGCGATTCGATCGTCTTCCAGGGCAAGCCGAGATAAGAGTCGGGACAAGCGAGCATAACTTCGTCGAGCTCGAGCGAGTCAGCGGATCCGATCTCGGCCTTTTTCGCCGTCGCCGGCGCAAGGTTGCCGAGCGTACCAGGTGAGCCGATCATTTCCGGCGTGAAGAGCGCGGCCTGCTCTTCGTCGGTGAAGTTGCGGTCGCCGAGGAAAAACCGGAGATCCCATTCCTCGGGCATGTATTTCTTCCAGGTATCGCGGATCGCCTGGTTTGATGCGAGATCCTTCCAGCACGATGAAACGGCGACGAGGATTTTCCATTCGCGCGGAGGCTTTTCCGCCTCAACGGTTTGCGGAAGTTTTGATTTCACGCCAAGATCGACGGAAAAATCTTTTCCAGTTTTCACTTTGAGCATGTGGGTTTTCTCGCCGTGCTGTAGATCGCGTGCGCGAACGTATCTTCGTGAATTCCGCCTTCGGGATGCTCGACGCAGCCGCCAGTCTCGCCGCAATTCCGCGTCGCCTTCCAGAAGTCACCGTATCGCATATCGAGAACTTCGAGGCCCGAAATCTCGAGCAGGTGACGGAGGCCGCCCTCGAGGAAGCGCCAGTAATCATTCGGCAGGCAATGCGGATGGAAGCCGCCCCAGGATCGCGCCGTCGTGATGACGTGGCCGCCTGGGCGAAGTACTCGGAAGATCTCGCGATACGACGCAAAAAAGTCGGTGTCGTGCTCGAGGCGCTCGGCGTCGATCACGACCTCGAATAAATCATCGAGGAAAATCATGTCGTGACAGTTCATCACCATGTCGACGCCGGGGCCTTTCTCTAAATCGATTCCGAGGTAATAGTGAAATCGAGATTTGTCGGCGAAGATCGGCCGAGGCGAACCATTGATGTCCCGGCTGCCCACTTCGAGCACGGCCCCGGAAAGCGGAGCCGCGGCCATTTCGATGTACTTCAGGCAATCGAGAGTCATGCGCTCACGCTCCGCGGCACGTTCGGGAAGGCGTCAAAGATCGCATCCTCGAGCACGATTTGCGCCTCAAATCCGAGCTGCTCACGCGCTGGCTCGGCATCGCTGATAAGCGCCTGAGCGTCGCCCGGGCGCGGATCCGTGTACTCGATCGGGACCGAGAGCATTTTCGCGATCTCGTTCATTGACGTTTGCCGGCCGGTGCAGACATCGAGTGTGCAGCAAACGACCTCGGATTTCAGGGCGATGTCGAAAGCACGCGCAACGTCGCGCGCGTGTACCCAATCTCGGGTTTGCGTGCCGTTTCCGCTGATATGAAAGCAGCGGTCGCGCTTATACGATTCATCGAGGCCCGCGAAGGCGCAAAGCTGGTGTTCGATGCGGGATTGCCCGGCGCCGTAAATGTTCGACGGCCGAAGGCCCATGCAGGGAACGCCGAGCTCACCGTAAAACTGAACCTCGAGCTCGGCGGCGAGTTTGGTCGCTTTGTAGATCGTGAACTGATCGCTCAAAACGATATTCGAGCTGCAGACGATGACGCGCTTCACGATGTCGGGGTGATCCTTCGCGATTTTGAGCACGTTGCGCGTGCCGTGAACATTCACGCGCCACGCCTCGGAAGGGAAATCCCGGCAAGACAGGTTCCGGCCGTATGCGGCCAGGTGCGCGATGTGCGAGAAGCCGCGTTCGAGAATTGCTCTTTCGAGCGAACGATAATCAGCGACATCGCATTCGATGTGCGCCCTTGTGGGATTAGATCGAGAAAGGCTTCCTCCGCAATGCGGATCGAGATTGTCGAGCGCCCAACCGTCGGTCTGCTCGATGACGTGACGGCCTGCGAATCCTAGCCCCCCGGTTACGCAAACTTTCATCGCCTTCCCTCCGCGTAAGCTTTTTTCAGTCCCAGCGAAATCTTAATTCCTTTTTCGGGATCAGAAGGCATCCCATGAAAGCACTTTTGCGAGCAGTACCTTGTGTCACGGTGGCGAATTCTCCATTCAGGCACATTGAACAGCTCCCCGCAATTTAGGCACGTAAGATCGATTCCGTGCTTCTTGTGATGGAGTCGGGTGTGCTCTCCATGCGCGAGCACTTGTAGATTCTCGAAATGATCATCGAGACGAATTTCGTTTAGGTGGTGAAGATTTGTGTTTACCGGATGGCACATCCCAGTTCTTAGCCACCAAACGACATGCGCTCTTAGCGCGTATCCAGATTTGAAGGCTCGTGGGCAGTCGGGCCGATAGACGCGGAATCGTCCTTTGTTGTCGATCCATCCATCATCCCATCGATCTGGCATCCAGATTTCATGATTACGCTGGAATGTTCCGTCGCTTTTGCGGTCGAAGTGTCGCATCGGTGCCTCGTGATTGAAAAGAACGCCTCGAGTGGGAAAAAGTTCACAGGCCGGCGTCGGTCCTGTTCAGGCCCATCGAATTTTGCAGCTTAAAAATCGCCTGCTTACGCTTCATGCTCACCCAGGATTTAGAGCGGCCGACGCGAATCGCGATCGACGTGTCGCTGAATTCTCCGAAGCCTTCGAGGCCATACGTCATTCCGAGAACTATGCGCTCGGGAGACGAAAGGCAATCGAGATTCTGCAGGGCCCGCGGGAGATCTGCTTTGCCGTTCAGGTGAGGCTCGAGCGGAGGCGGAGCGTCGATCATTGCCAGGCCCTCGCCTCCGCGAAGCAATCCCATGCGGATCTCGGGCTCGTGTTTGATCGTCCGCGCGATCAGATCGCGGATTTGCGTTTTCAGGATTATCGAGATTCCCTTCGGGTTGCGGTAGGACGGGCGCGCCTTGAAGATCACGAGCAGAAGGCTTTGAACTAGATCTTGCGTCTGTTCTCGCGTGAGTTTGAACGCCTTCGCATATTTCCCGGCGATGTACTTCGCCAAATTGCCGTACCGTTCGAGCAAGATTTCGTTTGAGGCCTTCAGACGTCGGCCGTACAAGGGAGCCGGCATGTGCGAAAAGATACCACACGATCGCTAGTATCGTGACCGTCACAGGCCCGCCCCTGTTCCAGATTGAGCAATCGCCTTTTGAGCACGCGCCGCGCGCTCCGAGGCGAAATGTAGCAGGAAGCGCGCGTCGATCTCGTTATCGTTGGACAGATTCCAGCCCATCGATCGCGCGAAGACGAGCATTTGGAACTTGTTCGCGTTTCCGGATCCAGTTGCCCACTTTTTGAGCGCCGTCGGCGAGATCGAATAGCACCAGATTTCATGCTGCGCGGTGACGAGCTCGACGATCGTCTTGAATCCGTACGAGAGGCCGATTCCCGAGGCGTGTTTCATGTGAATGAAGGGCTCTTCGTAGATCACGATTTGCGGATCCTCGAAGTCGATCGTTTGCTTCAGCCAATCGCGGAAGCGAAGCCAGCGCGCGCCCGGGATCGACGTCTTCAGGCAAACGTAGACGCCGGTTTCGACTTTGCCGTCGCGACGTTGAACGGCCCATCCTGTAGAAGAAGCCAAATCCAAAGCTAAGATCCGTTTCAAAAAAGCCCCCTTTGCGCCGGATCCGGAGCTGGCTTCGGTTTTTCTGGTTTCGATTTGCGGAATTTATCCGCGTGAGGGCAAGTCGCGAAATGTGACACATACTTCCGGACGTTGCCCTCGAGAATCATTTCGCACGGCATGAGCGCGCCGGTGAGTGTGCGGAAAAAGTCGAGCGGCATCCTGCAGAGTCGGCACGGCCGCGAGGCTGCTTTTCGCCAGCCGGCCGCGATGATTTCCGGCTCCGTTGCTGGTAGTTTCACGGACGGCCTCCGTTTCCGCATTCCGCAGACGATCGCAAAGTTTCCGTTCCCCAAATCGACGCGCTCACACATAGCTATTCTGTTTCTTCAGCCTCTTCGTCGTGGATCCGGACCTGCACTTTTTCCTGCTCGACGATCAGGTGAATTTCGATCCCTTCGCGCTCGTAGTCTTTGCGTTTGTGACGGTGCATCGCCGTGATGAGATCGCGTTTCAGTTCGACCTCGCGGCGAGTGAGATCTTGGCGCTTATTTAGGATTTTCTTGTACTCGTGCGCCAGTGCCTCGAGATCCTCGATCTCGCGTTGCTCCATCCCCGGTAGATCGGCCTGATCCTTCGCTGCTGCTGTTTTTGCCATCATTCCCCCTTTTTAGGTTTCTTGCTTTTCCAGCAAGTTCGTTTGGCGAGTTCTTCGCGGCGTGCTGCCTGGGGCCCCCATCCGAGCTCACGTTTGAGCGCGACCAGTTTCTCGATGCGCTTTTCCTCGGCGTCGGTGTTCATAGCTTGTGCAGGATCAGTGCTGCGACACCAGGAGCCAACAGAGAATCCATGATCTGTTTAGCTTCTCCGTTGCCAATGAAATGCGCGTCGATGTGCAATCGGTTCAAACTGGCATAGGCTTCTAAGAATCTTTTTTTCGCCCATGCAAGCTCTTCGAGAGAGCAATCGGAAACGTATCCTGCTCCACCAGCCGCAGCAAGGCATCGTGAATTTAACTGCGAAAGTTCTGGACGGTTCATGTTTCTGCAATCGGGACGATAGAAGCGACGCACCCACTCCATGCTTTTTTCCCAAGCTTGCTCGCCCGTCACGATCTGTGCGTTTTCTCGCGCCTGCTCGATTGGTAAACGCAAATGCGCTGGCACTGGGAAAGGACAGGCCGCAGTAGGGACGAATGTCCTTTCCAGCCTCTTAAATCCTTCAGCCACTTCCTCGCGAGACAGATCATTCAATGCCCGAACCCAACGAGAAACGATCTCTCTATCGATTGCGCGCCCGAACGTAGCAGCCATCGCCATGAGCGCCTGCTCAACCAATGGCTCTAAGATTTTCAATCGATCTGCGAACTGCTTCTCTTGCACTAAGCGGCCCTCGGCCATTTTTTATTTCCTCCTTTTTTATGGGAAAAACACCTCTCCATCCGTTCACGATGCTTTGCTCTAAAACGTCTTGGGGGCTCTGCCCTTCATCCATCCAACCGCGCAGTTTTTTCAGTATGAGAAGCGCGGAACTCGGCATCAGTGGGGCCCTCATTTTTCGTCGCATTTCCGAAAAAGCGAACCATGTGGGCTCGGGAATCCAGACAGGCAATGGCGGCATCGCCGCCGGGGTTGCGCTTGTTTTTGTATTTGAATTAGCAGATGCAGATGCAGATGCAGACCCCCCCTTTTGCACATGCACTTGCTGTGCATTTGCATCGTGTTTTGACCTTGCAGCGGCCGATCGTTTTTCACTTAAGTCTTTATATTCCAACCATTGGCCGTACAACTTGTCATTCACGAGGCGGCCAGCTACCTCCCGAAATGTACCTGGGTTGCGGCCGAGAAACGCTAGTACTAGACGGGGGGGTAAACCGACAACTTTCGCCCCCAGCGAAAGGGGTAGCGGAATGGTACCCGGCTCGGCTGAAGACCATGAGGCCGCGAGCATCCGCATATAAATTCCTTGATCTCTGAAATCCATTCGGAGAACGGTTTCACTGGTGAGCCAATCTTTTGCGTAAAACTGAAAAGCGGGTGGTGTTGGCGTATGTCTCTCCTTGCACGAGAGTAAGGGCCGGACGGTGCAAGCGCCCGACCCTCTTGGGATTCGGTGCTTTTCCCGAAGAAGCGCGAACTCTACCTCAATCCACCTGTTGAAAACAAGGCGGGGTTGTGGAAATCAGCGCTTGAAAAAGATCTGCCGTAGGCCGATGAAAAGCAGGCCGAAAACCGCGACGGCGCAGATGATGAACACAACGGCGAACGGAACAAAGTTCATTGGCGACCTCCGATCTCCCCTAAAATTTTCCGCCCTGCAACCCCACACAGGACGGCAAAGAGCAAAAGAAAAAGGCTCATGGCTGCTTGGCTCCCTCTGCGCGTAGGGCGGCGGCTTCATGTGCCATCGTTCGCAGGTTTTCGGCTGCAATTTTGCCATCCGGCCATGTATCGTCGCCTTCTAACCAACGGCAAATATTCTCACGTTCAGACTCCCGCGCCTGCCGCTTCACTTCCGCGAGTGCGGCTGCGTGGTCGGTGAGGATGGTATCTTTCACGTGCTTTTGCCATTCTCTATTGAATTCCTCGGTGCCATATCCTCGCAAGAAATACCATCCACACCTACAATCTACTTTGTAGAGGGATACCACTGGGATGTGTTCAGCCGCCTTCTCCAGCATCGCCGCACATTGCGCTTTCAGTTCCGCTACTTCGGCGGCGTAGGCATCTAAGGTATCGTAAAGATCATAGACCCGCTGCATCACCCAAATTTGGTCTGGGTATGGTTGAGTAAACAATGGCTTTTTGTATTCAGCTAACTGTTCTTTCGTCAGCTTCATCTCGATCCCTCCAATTCAGCGATGCGGGCCTTGAGCGTGGCTATTTCGGCATTGAGTTCCTTCTCCCGCTCGGCATCGCGTTGTTCGATCATTTCCGTTTGTTTATTTATACATCCGGGCCACAAAAACAGTGTGTTTGCAAACTCTCTCGCGTTCTGCATAGTTTCCTCCACGCGGCTCTGTAGCAAGCGCCCAACTCATTCCAACCCATTCACAACAGAATCCTCCAACCAAACTTCCCTTCACGCTCACAACGCCGCCCAGTCTGATACCCTAGAAACCAGAACACGAAAAGCATCGCAAATATCTGTAAATTGCTCATTTTCCCTCCAACTCTTTCAGGATGGCCGCGAGTTCGTCAGCGCAGTAATGTATGTGAGTGTTCTTCTCATTGTTCCATCGCTCCACCAACTCCCACAGCCTGCTCAAGTCTCGGGGCTGCTCTGCAACAGAGGCAGTAATGTCCACCTGCCTGTCCAGAATATTCAGCAACCTTTCCTTTTGCGTTTGTAATTCCTCCCGCATGTCCGTCGCCCCTTTCGCGTATGCGGCGGCTGATTCGGCGCAGGCGGTGCAGAATAAAATGGTCCGTTTATCTTTAACGTAGTGTAGATGCTCTCTCTGTTTCCATTTTTCGTCTGGAATCGCATAGCACACTAATGAATGCTTCCCGCACGGTCCTATCTCCCGCTGAGAGGCCAGCGCGGCGGTCCAGCAGAGATGGAATGCTTCGGTTAGATCGAAGTTTCCCTGAACTTCCATCATCCAAACTTGCGATTGCTTCCACTTCTCAAACTTCTCATCCGGCATGTTCGCCTCCTGGGGGTTCCGTCCCATCAATCTGGGCCTGACATTCGGCAACCCGCTCGGTTCTTTTCGTTCTTCGCCTTAGGTGGTTCTACTTCTCAAAACTTGTCATGGCCGGGAGCGGAACCCGAGAAACGTGGCCGGTGACCATCAGGCGATTCCGCTCCCTTTCGGTGTAGCTGCACCAGCCACGCTTGCGGGTTAGAGCCACTTCGTGACGGGTTTTCACCCGAAGGCTCACTACCGCAAATTCAATCTCAAAACGTCCAAAGAAGCGCCGCCAACATCCCGGTGACAACCAGCGCCCAAAACACTGCCTTGCAAAACTTCCATGCCCGCTGATTGTCGCGCTCGAATGCCGCCGAAGCGATCTGCGGGCGCGCGTCGATGAAGTACGGCTCGCGACTGCACTTCCGGCGGGCGAAAAACTTCTCGGCCGCCTGCAGCTCGTCGTCGAAGTCGCTCATTATTTCCTCGCTTTCTCGAGCGCCGCGATCAGCGCTTGAAACTTCGCCGCTGGAAATTTCTTCGGCGCGCCGGTGTGCCCGAGTTTCTTCATGATCCCGACGCATTGCTGCATCGTGAGTTTGAGATCAGGAAGCAAGCCGTACACCTGGTCGAATTGTTCGCCGGAGATCGGGCCCGCATCGACGACTTCCTGCACGGCCGCCGGCTTCTCTTTGATCTTCGACTCTCGCGCCGGCCGTACAGGAGGCTCTTCGGTGACTTTTTCTTCGCGCAAGATCTCGACGATCGGCACGGTTTCGCCCTCGATGATCGCCGGAGGCATGTCGACCACCTGGTGAATGCCTTGTTGCCTGTATTCGTCGCGGATCGCCGCCTGGACGAAAGGAATGAGCGACGGCGTTTGCGGAAGGCGCTTCGCGAGCCGGCGAATGGGAGTTTTTCGCCACATTTCGCCCTCGTTCTCGGTTTCCCAAATCGTCGTCTTCCCCTTTTTCTTGGCCCGGGAGACGACGACGTTCTTGATCCGGAGGATCTCTTCGGCGTCCATGTACTCGAAAACGGGCCGGCTTCGGCACATATCGGCGATCGCGTAAGCGCCCAGGCGATCGCCGCGCTTCGAGATCGGAACATCGAGCGGAACGTGTACCAGCTTCCGATCGCTCCCGAGAGTGATCCGGAACTCGTCTTTCGAGTAGCGGATCTCCCCGACGACCTCGTTCACTTCGCCCGAGCGCCGCGCGAGCTCCTGAAGGCCTCGATAGCCGTACATCACCGTTGCGACGTGAGAAAACGGCACGAGATAGCATTGCCCCAGGTGGACATCGAGCGAGAGGCCGGCCTGGGCGACCTCCGCGATCGACGTGAAGATCGAGAACTCGCTGCATTGCTGCAGCGCGTCGGAGGCCTTGATCACGGTAAGCGCCTGCCTCACGAGAGCAGGCGCCAGCACGAGCGGTGTTTGTGGGAGCGCTTGAACGAGCGCCGCCATGAAGCGCGAGTCTTTCTGAAATGCTACGGAATCGACTTTTTCGAGAATCGTGAGGTTAGCCATTAGAGCGGATCCTCGCTTTCGCCCGGGCGCCTCGGAATCGGCGGAGTCGGCGGAGTCTGAACTTCCGGCTCTGGATCCGAGAGCTCGTCGACGGCGTCCTTTGCGACATACTGCGCGTGAGCCCAGGAGCATGCGTGCAGAGCGCTCGCGTCGATGTCCTTATCGCTGACCATTTTGTAAACGTGGACCGTGCCACCTAATTCGCCGAGTGTTCGGTTGACGGCGATTTCAAACCAGCCTTTGGCTTCCTTCGTCGGCTTCGCCGAGCCGTAGCACGAGCGGCAATCACATTTTATCTGCAGCATAAAATTCCCCCTTTGGAATCGCTGTACAGTGCCGAAAGCCAGCGAACTTTCCGCCGGCGATCACAAGTTCCCCGAGTTCGCCTTCGCTGTCAAAGTAGAAAAGCCGACGTGATCCGATGTCGGGCGCGAGCCGCTTCACGACGTTCTCGGCATCGTTGGTGACGGTTGGAAATAAATCCCAGGGCCCGAGATCACGCAAAAGAATGTGTCCCGGGCCCACTTCGAGGATCCGATACATTGCGGAGCACATTAGCGCCCCCGATTGACGTCGACGGGCGTTTTGACGTACTCGATCCCGGGATACTTGAAGCGCTCTTTTTGATCCTCGGCCATTTTGCGGAAAGCTTTTTCGATGTCGGGAACGGCCTTTTCGAGCGTCGAGAGGATGATTTCGTTATTCAGCGCGAACCCGAGGAAGGATTTCAGGTTCGTCAGTTTCGCCGTGTATTTGTAGCTCACCGAAACGCCGAGGCTTTGCGAAACCTGCTCGGCCTTCGACTCGATCACCGGCGCAGGCGTCGCGAGCACGTTCTGCTTGATTTCCTTCACGGTCGCATTGTCAGCGCCGGCTTTCTTCGCCGAAGCCGCGGCTTTGTCGGCCGCTTCCTTGTTGATCCGGTCTTGCTCCGCTTGCCGCTGCAGGTTCGCGCGCCGAGTCTTCTCTTCCTCGTCGGCGTTGAACTTCGCCCGCATGTTTCGCACGGCCCGGATCCCGTCGGCGAGTAGCTGGTTCAGCGTCCATTTGCGGATCGTGAGAGTGACTTCAAAATCCTCGAATCCTTGGATCGTGCGAAATTGCGATGCCGCTTCCTGAACTCGCTCGCGAAGCATTGATTTGAATTCTTCGATCTCTTCCATGCGGTGTTCGGCCATTGCCAAAACCTCGCTCGCCGGAACGAGATCCTTCACTGTGACGATCTTTACTTCGTTGAGTTTCTTTAGAGCGAGAGCCGCGGCACCAGACAGTGCCGGCAAAACATTTTCCGGGCTGTAGCGGATGAGGACTTCGGGATTGTGATGCTCTTGCTTCGGGGAGACGGCTGCGCTATCTTTGCTCATGTATTTCCTCCATTTAGTTTGAATCGGGCGAGGTTTGCGGCCTCGCCCGGCAACTCTATACCAAACCTTGCTTCGTTTTCCACTGTGCCACGCGAACACATGCGAGCGCGTCCGCGAGATCACTTCCCCACTCGATCAGCGGGAAATTCTTCATTGAGTACGAGCCGTCGGCCTTCAGCCGCACGGCTGAACGATGCCACCAGAGATCGGGATTAAGCAAGAATCCGCCAAGCGCGAGCTGTAGGCCAACAGCCTCACCGATCACTCCGGTTTTGAAGTCGACGATCGTCTTTTTTCCTTTCAGCAGCCCGGCGCGATCGATCCGCCCGCGGAGCCGGTGATCCTTCGACTGAACTTTTTTCTCGACTTCCTGAACAATGAAGCCAGTTTCCGCGAGAAATTTTTTATGCGCGTGCAGGTAGCCGCGGAGCTCGTCCGGAACGAGCGGCTCGTGCAGGCGCCGGAGATCATAGAGTTCGATCATCTTGTGAACCTCCGAGCCCTTCCAGAGCGCTTCCTCGTCGACGAAATCGAAATTCGTCGCGCCGGCGAGGGCGAGGGCCCGGGTGATTCCCATATACTCGATCTTCATTTCGGTTCCGGCAACGCAGGTACGATCTGCATTGCCACTTTGAGAGCGAGCACGGCGAAGGCTTCGAGAGACATATCGCGAGCCGCCGCTTCCACTTTCAGCCGGCGATTGAGCTCAACCGGAAAATTGCGAATGCTGAACGTGATCGTTTTCTTAGGCATTTTTGACCTCGGTTTTGAGTTCCGCCGATTCGAGAGCGACGGGCAACTGGCAATGTCTGCAAGGCTCCGTATATTTCTCCGGTGATTCCTTGCGTCCTGACAGCAAGCGCCCACACATCGGGCATCGTATGTCGCTAAGCGTCATCGCGAGCCCCCTTCCAGGTTCGCGACGTGAAGCGGCGCAAGGATCCGGGCCGCCTCTTCGATGTCCTGGGCCGACGGGATATAGTAAAAAGGCATCTGCGCGCAGGTTAGAAAACGCATATAGCATCGCTTTCCGGTGAAGTTCAGATCTTTGTCGGCGTGGCGAATCGTTTCGGATCCGCATGAAGGGCAAGGGATTTTACGGATTGAAAGAGCCAGATCTTCGGCGCGATTCTCATTTGCGGTGAGCATCGGGTATTTCCTCCAAAGACAGTGTCTCATAGCTTGCTATGCAATACAAGCGTACAAAAGTACTGTCTTTTGGCTAGTACCAGAGGCCTACGGGTTTATTGCCAGATTCCGGTGCGGATCTGCAGAGCGAGGCGCTTTGCCCGAACACCGACTTGCCGAGCCCAAAGCGAGCCGAGCATTTCGTCGGATGCCTCGTCCCAGTTCCCTTTCGCGATCGCCGAGAGCATGAGCGGGAACTTCTCGAGGCCGCCAAAGCCCAAGTTAAAAGACATGTTCACGAGGACGTCTTGCCGAGCGGGATCCAGGGCGGAAAAGTACGGAAGGCGGGAAGTGAGCTGATTTCTGACACGGTCGACGTCATTTTTGAGCAGGAAGGCGATCTCTTCGGGCGACAGGCCGGCGTCGGTCAAATTGCGGCCGACGCCGATCGTTATTTTGCCGACGGTGTCGAGATAAGGAAAAGATCTGGTTCCCTCGTCCCGGGCAAGCTGCTCGAGGATGTCCAAATTATTCCCCGAAATCATTGAGGATTTTCACCAGAGCCGATCCGAAGGCCGCGGCGTCGGCCTGGAATTGCTCCGGCGAAACAATGAGCTTGCTGTGCCCAGGAAGATTCGAGGCGGCCCAAAGCTGCAGTTCCTTCGCGATCAAGGGCGTCGCCGCAGCGATCTTTGCTGATCCGGTCGGAGCTGCGCCGGCCACGGCCGGGAACATTGCTTCCGCGGTCGCTACGATGCCGGCGAACGAGTTCAAATCGCCGGCAACGGTCTGAACCTGGGCGCCAAGCCTTCCCGGGATCATGCCGAGTAATTGGCTTACAAAGGGAAAGCCGAGAACCTTTGTCACATCCTCGCCGGCCGTCGCCAGAACGATTCCGATTTTCTTCAGTACGCTAGTTGCGCTCATGTATTCCTTTCGTTTTATCGTTTCAGAATGTTGACCAAAGCCGCGTCGCCGAGCAGGAAGCAAAGCAGGCCCACCCAAAAAGCGATGCGCCCGATCTCGACGAGTTTCGGATTCTGTGCGAGTGCATACATCAAAACGCCGATCACGGAAACGAGCAAACTCAGGTAGATGATCATGGGAACCCTCCGCTCGGAGTTTACGCGCCTTTTGCCTCGGTGGGCGCATCGATTGCCGGCGGAACGGAATGATTCAGCCCGGGAATGAAGGCGAGAGCCGAGTCGAAAAGATAGCCGGCCATGAAGGCGACGGGCGCGCCGACGTGCAGATCGATCATGCCGGCGGCCCATGTCGGGACCGTGATCTTCGCTGCAGAGAGCACGGCGACGAGCTCACCTTCGAGCCAAAGAGCAAAAATGGCGAACGACCAGGCGAGGCGAATGATAATCGTCGACCAGCGCGCCGACAGGATCTCGAGGCGCGAATCAGGCCCGACAGCGGAGCGCGCGATCGCATCGATCTGCGCGAGCGTATGAAAAGCGGATCCGACCAGGAAAAAACAAACGGCCAAGATAAGCGTGTGCATCTATTCCCTCCATACCTCTTCGCGGATTCGAGTCGCGATGCGTTTTCTCTTCTCGTCAGTGTCGGCGACCTCAATGTCGTCTGCAAGCTGAAGCATCCATCGACGTTCCGCCCGGGTACTGTTCTTTCGGACAAGGCCCGCCAAGCCGTCGGCCCATTGCTTCGTTTGGCGTTTCGATTCGTCGAGCTGCTCGGATGTCCTTCCGGCTTTGTAGATCAGGCCGGCAATGGTGAGCAGAAACGTCGCGATCAAAATGATCTCGGTGACGTTCATCGTTTTTTCGGATTCAGCTCTTCTTCGATCATGGAAATTGCGTTGCGAAGTTCTACGCCTCTCGTGAACAGGTGAAGTGTGCGCGCCTCGGTCGCCGCGGCCGTGCTCGCCATGAATTCGTTTTCTTCGGCGCGCGCGCGTAGCTCGATCAATTCAATGTGACGTCGAAAAGCTTTTTCAAAATCCCAGGTTCCGGGCAAATGATCTCTGGTTTCCCGCACGACGTTCGCCGCAATCGTCGAAAGGATGTGCGGCTGTACTCTTTGTTGTTCCAGCATCAGGGCCCCTATGTCTTTCTTGTGAATAGAACGAGATTGGTATAGGCTTCCGCTCGCACGTCCTTACTCTCTTGTTCGAGGTGAAAGAGAATGGCCGACACTCCCGCAGTTCCAGCCGCTCCCGCAGCTCCCGCAGCGCCGACAAGCCCTTCGATCACATTTGGCGGAGGCCCCCCCGCGACTCCTGCAGCTCCGAAGACTCCGGCCGACGGTGCCGCCGGCGGGGAGAGCACTGAAGCCGGAGCTCCCAAAGTCGAGGCCCCGGATAAATTCGAGTTTCGATTCGAGGGTGACGACGAAGCGTATTCCTACGAAGAAAAGCCCGACGACACCCAAGTCGCGGAGCAGTACGACGCAAATAAGCCGCTCGATCCGAAGATCGAAGAGCTGCTCAAAAATTCCCCTGAAGAACTGAAGGCCGTCAAAGCCGCGCACTATGAACTTCGGCAGATCAAAGCCGAAATGCAAAAGGCCGGATTCAAGTCGCCGAAGGAATTGAAGGCGTACAAGTCGCGCATCGATGCTCTCGGCGGCCCCGAAGCAATCGAAAAAGAAGCCGGAGAATGGGCGACGACCTGGGCCGGATTCCAGGCCGGCGATCCCGCTGTGATCGATTCCTGGGCGAAGGAAAATCCCGAGGGCATGGTCAAACTCTCGGGCCCGATGCTCGACTGGCTACACAAGTCGAATCCCGGCGTTTGGGCGAATCACATGGGGAAAGTCTTCATGTCGACGCTCACGCAACCCTCGGCCGGCGGAGGCCTGTCCGCTCTCGCGTCGCTCAATCAGTTGTGGGACGTGCCGGCGATCAAGGAATCACCGGAAGCGCAAAAGCTTCTAAAGACGATCGCGGACAGGATTAACACCGTCCACGAGGCGACGAAGGCCGGCGAAACGGCCTCTCGTGGAAGCGACGGAGACGCCAAGCGAAATCAGGAACTCGAAACGAGGACGCGCACGCTATACCTGAAGGAAGTCAACATGCAGGCGTCGCCCGTCGTTGAATCGGCCGCGCGCCAAGCGATGAAAGTCGCTCTCAAAGGCCTGAAGATTTCCAAGGAAGCCGAAGCCGACATCCTCTCGGACATCAAACGGCAATTCAATAACATGCAAAAGGCCGATGAGGTCTTCCAGAAAAACGCGAAGGATCTGCTCGGCAAAAATGATACGACGAATTTTCTCAAGGTGCTCAAAAGCGCGATCGCTCGCAACATGCCCCGAGCAGCTCTTCGCGAGGCCCGGAAATATAAGGGGTTGAGCGGCGATTCCGCGCAGCGAAAGGCGGAAGGACAATCGCGAACGGAAACGGCCGGCGGAGGATCCGCGGGCCAGGGCCGCATGCGCTATACGGGCCCGATGAAACAAGGCGGGCCGGATCCCGCGCAGATCGATTACGCCGGCATGCGCGCGCAGTTCGGTCGCAAGGGCACGGATGAAATGCTTTCGCGTCACGAGTTTTTGAAAAAGGGAACGGACGGAAAAGTCGTCTACTTCTGGTAAGCCATGAGCGACCGTACACAGTTTTGGTCAAACGGCGGAGGCGTGCAGAGCGCCGCGGTCGCCGCTTTGATTATTCAAGGAAAACTTCCTCGCCCGGATCTTCTTGCGATTAGCGACACTGAACGCGAGCGCTCAAGTGTTTGGGAATATCTCGATCAGGTGATAAATCCGGCCCTCATTCGCGCCGGATTGAAAGTCGAACGGATCCCGAAAAGCGAATTCGCAAAAGAAGATCTTTGGGAGAATTGGGGAAACGACGAGATTCCTCAAATGCTCATGCCCGTTTTTATTGCCAATTCCGACGGCTCGACAGGTCGCCTAAAAACTCTCTGCTCTTCACGATGGAAACGTCGAGTTGTGCAGCGATGGCTTAGATCCCAAGGCGTGAAGCAGTGCGATGCGTGGATCGGATTCAGTCTCGACGAAATGCGTCGCGTCAGAACATCTGACGAAAAATGGTATCAATTTCGCTACCCTCTCGTGTTCGACGTTCCTATGCGTCGCGGTGATTGTATCCGGCTAGTTGAGGGCATGGGATGGCCGACGCCTCCGCGATCGGCGTGCTACATGTGCCCGAATCGAGAAGATTCGGAATGGGCCGATATGAAAAAGAACTGGCCGGCCGATTTCGCCAAGGCAGTTCTGATCGAGCAACAAATTCAAACACAGAGATCAGATTTTTTCCTACATCGCGCCTTGAAGCCGCTCGATTCAATCGATTTTGAGGGCGACCAGCTCTCAATGCTCCGCGGTGATTCCGTAAACTCTTGCACGGAAGGATGTTTCACTTAATGCCTAAAAAGATTCTGTACGGTGACGAGGCGCGAAGCAAAATCCTCGAAGGCGTCGACGCGCTCGCAAACGCCGTCAAGTCGACGCTCGGCCCGCGTGGCCGAAACGTCGTGATCTTCACAAAGTACGATTCCCCTCTGGTGACAAAAGACGGTGTGACGGTCGCGAAGTCGATCGACCTCGAAGATCCTTCGCTCGATGCCGGCGCGCAGCTCGTGAAGCAAGCGGCCTCGTCGACGGCCGACACAGCCGGCGACGGCACGACGACGGCTGTCGTCCTCGCGCAGAAGATCTACTCCGAGGGCATGAAGGCGATCACGGCGAAGGCGAATCCGGTCGGGATCCAGCGCGGCATCGAAAAGGCGATCGACTTTATTTGCGGGAAAGTCGATCCGAAGACAGGCCTCCGCGCCGCCGGCGAGCTCGACAAATACTCGCAGCCCGTCGTCGGCGATATGATCGTCCAGGTCGGCACGATCAGCGCGAACGGCGACGAAAAGATCGGCCAACTCATCGCCGACGCGATGCGCCAATCCGGAAAAGACGGCGTGATCACCGTCGAGGAATCGAAGACGATCGAAACGTCACTCGAATCAGTCGAAGGAATGCAGCTCAAAACCGGATTCATTTCGCCGTATTTCGTGACGGACGCCGACCGACAGGAATGTGTGCTCAACGATTGCTTCCTGCTGATCTGCGAGCAGAAACTCGGATCGATCGGGCCAATTAAAGGGATTCTTGAGCAAGTCTCCCGCACAGGGAAGCCGGTCCTCGTGATCGCCGAAGATGTCGAGGGCGAAGTGATTCCCGTTCTCGTCGTGAACAAACTCAAGGGCATGATGCAATCTTGCGCGGTGAAGGCTCCGGGCGTCGGCGCTTTCCGCAAAGAATTACTGAACGACATCGCGGCGCTCACCGGAGGGCGCGCGCTCCTGCAGGATCTCGGATCCACTACGGAGAACCTGAAGATCTCCGACCTGGGCCGCGCGGAGAAAGTGATCGTCACGCGCACGACGACGACGATCGTCCGCGGCGCCGGAACGAAGGAAGCCGTCGCCGATCGCGTGAAGGCGATCCGGACGCAGCTCGGGATGCTTGAGGCCGGCCAGGACTACGAGCGCGATCGCCTGCAGGAACGACTCGCGAAGCTTGTCGGCGGAGTTTCGATCATCAAAGTCGGCGCCGACTCCGACGTCGCGATGCAGGAGAAAAAAGCGCGCGTCGAGGATGCGATGTTCGCGACGCGGGCAGCGGTAGAGGAAGGCGTCGTTCCCGGCGGAGGCACGGCGCTTGCCCGGCTTGTCAGTTCTTTCTATGAATTCATGCCCACGCTAAAAGGCGATGAATCCGTCGGGGCCGGAATCGTCATGGCCGCGATGCAGGAACCTCTAAAATGCATCGCTCGAAATTCCGGAGTCGATCCGGATGATGTTCTCAAAGCGGTCATTGGTTTTGATGAATTTTCGGTAGGTTGGAACGCGCTTACTTTCGATATTCAAAATTTGGTTGAGCATGGGGTAATCGATCCGACGAAAGTCGTTCGCACAGCCCTGCAGAATGCGGCGAGCGTCGCCGGGATTATGCTCACCGTTGAGACGCTGATTATCGACGAATTGGAAGAAAAGAAAACGGCGCGTTTGCCGGGGAGAGCGGCCCGTGTCTAAAGGCGATCATCTGGCTTCAGGCGGGAAAGCTGCGACGTTTCAGGCCGCGCGGATCGCGACGGAGTTCGAGAGCGACATGAAGATTCAAAATGCTCGCTACGTCGGCGAAAAATATGGGATTTCTCCGGAAGCCTACAGTGGGTACGAACGAAAATTGAAAAATGGCGAACAGCTTCCAGATCTTCAGCCGTTGAACACGCCGGGAGAGACAGAGCCAGGCCTTCAACCACTCGCCGACGAGATCGATCCTGGGCCAGTTCCGTGCGAAGCACCCGAACCCGTCTTCATGCCCGAAGGCGCGCCGCACATCCCAAACGCCGTTTTGCCATACAAAGAAAAACCGGCATTCGGCTACGAAGGCGATCCCACTGGTGATTGCGTCCTCGTTCAGCGCGTCGAACGCGAACACACGAGCAATCTGATTCTTCCCGACTCGCTGAAGGCAAAGAGCGACATCGGTTACATTAAAGCCGTCGGCGAGGCCGTGAAGTACTACAAGCCCGGGAACCTGGTTCTCTTCGACAAATTCGCGTCGCACGGCTCGGATATTTCCCTGATCGACGAAGACGGCGTCGAGCGCGCGATGCTCTTGCTCCGCGAGTTCGACATCCTCATGCGATTGAAAAAGGTTTCCTTGAAGTGAAACTTCCGAAACTCAAAATCGTGATCGTCCCCGACGCGATTTGCGTGCGCTGCAGCGCGAAGGGATACGTCCTAGAGAAAGCGCGGCTTTGCCTTCCCTGTTTCAACATCGCGGCGAAAATGTACGAATCGGAAAAAAGGAAAGAGTTTTACTCCCCCATCGAAATCAAAAAGCGCGCGGCTACGGCTTAGGCGGAGCGACTCGCGGAGGGCCGAACGGAACGCGGACTTTCGCGGGCACGGATCGCGGGGGCGCTTCCTTCAAGATTTGCTCCGGCGTGTAACCCTTGTCGAGCAGGATGTCGAAAGCCTCTTGCCGTGAAAGATTCGACGGATCCGCAATTCTCCCACCCCGCGCCGCCTTGCCTGCAGACTTCCCGACGCTTTGAATGTTGCTCATGTCCTCGCCGGATTTTCGGAGTACCTCGCGGATCTGATTCCCTTCCAGGTCGAGAAGATCATTCGCGAGATCGGGCTTGTCCTTGATCGTGTCGAGAAGCCTCGATCCGTTGACGTGAATGAATTGCCGATCCATCGGGTGAACGGTTTCTTCGTTCACTTGCGCCGGCGTGCGTGCCGGGGATGCTGGTTGTTCGATCAAGGGAATTTTCCTCTCTACGGGATTTGAGCCGGGAACCCGATTTTTCAGGTTCTCGGTCAATGTCTCGTTGCGAGAGGGAGTTTGTATCCGTGGCGATGGAATTTCAATAGTCGGCTGCTCTCCGACAGTCTGCGCTCCAACTGAGCCGCGCGCGGGACGAACGTAGATCGGCGCCTGGTCGTTCGTTCCAGCGGCTTGCTTCACGACGGAAACGATTTTGCCGGCGACTTGCCGATTTGTGAGCGGAGGCCCAGGCGTCGGGCCAGTCGCCGCAGGGGTTGCGGCCATAGCCGGCGCGATCGCCGCCTCGGCCTCCGGAGCTGCTTTGATTGCCGGCGTCGTGAGGTAATTCCACATTTCACCAGCGCCGGAAGCGAGTCGTTTGAAAGCAGGATTCAAATACTCCGCGGCTTTGCCGACGACGTACGGGCCCGCGGCGATCCCGGCGGTTTCGGCGGCCGTGCGGATCGGGTGAGCCTTCACTTCCTCGGGATTCATCGCGTATTTTGTGCCGGCGTACGCTGCAGCTCCCAGGCCCGGCCCGCCGAGCAATGTTCCGCCTTCGGCCGCGAACTGAGGCACGACGGCCGGTGCGGCCGCGGCATTGCCCGCCGCCTGGGTTTCCTCGCCCTCGCCGATCATCGCGAAAGGGTTTTTCTCGACTGGTTTCGCCGATTGTGGCGTTTGGGAGACAGTTTTCGGAGTTGGCGGAGGCGCGTCTTCGATCGAAAAGCCCTTCGAGGCCTGGGGAGCCTCGTCTTCGATTGTGAATTGCCCGGGCATTATGGAGCCGTCCAGGCGCCGCCCTTTGCCACGGCGACGACTTTCCCGTCCTGTTTAAGAACCTTGCCGTCGGGAACGCCTTTTGCCGGCGGAGCTCCGGAGGGAACTTTGAATTCTGCAGACGCCGACTTTCCGCCCTCGGATTCCTTGCGGATCTGCGCGGGCGATTTGAGGCCCGGAAGATTCGTCGGGAATCCTTCGCTTGCGCGATCGATATTTTCCTGGAAGGCGTCGAGCTGTTTATTCGCGAGCGTTGCGCCGACGTACGGCGCCGGGAGTTGCTGCATTTCGATGTCGAGCTGCTCTTTGTTGGTTCGACCGATGCCCGTCAAAGCTTTTTGATAGGCGATGACGGAAGACTTCGCGCGCAGATACGAGAGCACGAGGTTCTGCTCTTCCGGCTGAAGCTTATTCCACACTGAGGCCTTTTCGGTGTTGGTTACGACGTCGTTCAGTTGGCCCAAGTCGATCCCGACGCCGAACGGCTCGATCTTCGCGCCGATGCCCTTGTCGGACAGGATCGCCGCCATGTTCGAGGCCGCGAGCGGGGAAATGTTGTCCTTGATCGCGTTTTGCGCCGCGCGATAGCGGCTCACGTTTTGCTGAACGTCGTTCAGTTGCCGAATCGCTTGGCGGTCTTTGTTGACCTCGGTCGGCTTTACTTCCTCGAAAGTCGAGTGCAGCTTGTCGGCATCGGCCTTGCTCATGTATGAGAGGCTTCCGTTCGCATCGACGGCGTATCCCATCGTCCGCGCATCCTTGCGCTCTTGGGCCGCGATCGGCGCATTCGCCGCGCGTTCGGCGCTCTTGTCCTTCGAGATCTCGTTCGCCCGGGCCCGGGCATCGGAGAGGATTTTCTCGGCGTCCTCATGCGAGGTAGTCGGCCCGACCTGGTAGTCCTTCGCCTCTTTGCCGAGAATGCCCTTGATCTGCTGATTGTAGGTATCGGCCGCTTTTCCGATCGGAGCGAGTTTCGCTTGCTCCGCCGGAGTCGCCAAAGGCGCTCTTTGGGGTTCCAAGGGCTTCTGTGTCGTCAAAGCTGGCCCTGCAGGCGCTCCCGCCTGAGAAGTCGCTACAGCGGGCCCGGACGGCCCCGCCACGTTTGAATTAGGGGCCGTTGCGGCCGGAGGTCCGCCTCCGCCGACGCCCGGGAAGACGTTTCGATGAAAATTCCCGTACTTGTCGTAGCCTTCCTCGCCGACTTGCTCATTTCCCGAGTAAATCGGGATCGGTTTCTCGATCGGAACTTGTCCGCCGGCGATCCGCGCGGCCTCGGCGGCCCGGGCCTCGGCCTCGGCCTGGGTATTTTTCGTTTGCGCTTGGCGCTCGGCAATGATCGACGGTTGCTCGGCCGCATGTTGGCGCGCGGCGACGGTTTGCTGGTAGTCGGGCGAGAAAGTTTCGAGGCCCTTGCCGACATGCGTCGCGACTTTCGCGAGCACTCGAGCAAACGGGTTGTGAATGTTTTCTTCCTTCGCGAGCAGCACATTAAACGGGTTTTGAGCTGCAATCGAGTTCGGATTGAGCGCCGGAGCTGCCGCGGGAGCCGGGCGCGCGATTGGCGCGATCGCCGGAGTCGCCCGGGGAGTTATGGGAAGCGCTGCAGGTTCAGCCGGTGCGATTGGCGGACTTGCAGGTGTCGAGGGCGTCGGAGCAGCGTTCGGAATTATGGCCGGTGCCGGGGTTTCCGAGGCGACGATCGACGGAGCCGCTTGCTCTTCCTTCGGCTCGACCGGTTGCTGATCTCGCTCGTCCTCGAGTTCCTGCAGGGTTGTAGTGTCGTCGCTCACAGCGCCCCAATTCCCGTCGCCGCGGCGCCAACGCCCTTCCCGACCGCGCCGATCGCGTTCGAGATCGTCGTGAGAGGATTGTTCGCGCTATACGCCTTGATGTAGTCGTCGACGGCTTGATTCGAGAGGCCCAGGGCCGAGAGCGACTCGCCGATGTTGCCACTCGAAAGCGCTCCGATGCCTTGCTCGCCGGCTTGCTGCTGCGCGAGTTTGGTCTGTAAATCGAGTTGGTTCACATCGAGCGCATTCTTTGACTGCTGCTGCGCTCCGGAGCGCGTCGCCGCATCGATGATCGATGCCGTCGACGCCGGATTGCCCATACGCGAGGCCCGAAGATTCGCTTCTTCTTTTGCGTTCGCCAGCGCGCCCGATGTCGCTTCGCCGCCCGCTGTGAGTAGCTGGTTCCGGCCGGCCTCGCCGATGCCTTGCGGATTCGTCATTTCCTGCTGAAGAAACGGGAGTATTTGCGCCTGCTCTTGCTGGCCTTGCCCGAAGAGCTGCGAGTTCTCGTTGTTCGCGGTATCTATGTTTTTCTGCGCCTGGGCCGTGCCGCCCTTGAGGAAAATACAGTAACCCTCATGCTCCCACTGTCCTCCATGGGAAATCAATTCGCCCGTCTCGATCGAAAATGTGGGGTTGAGTGTGATTCTCATTTTTTTCCGATCACCTTGTCGACCATCAAAAACCAGTAGTCCCACCCTCTAAACCATCCGAACATCGCCAGGCGTTTCCCAAACTTGCTGTATTTCGGATCCAGCGTTGCAAAGACGCGCTCA